GAGCCACACAAGCGCCCGCCAGTTCGGCACATGCCAGCGCCAGCGCCCGCCCGGTCCGCCAGTGCTACATGCGCCAGCGCGAGCGCCCGCCACTAACAGTGCGGCCCGATACCAGCGCCCGCCCGGCTCGCATGCCCTAAACAATCCGCTTGCGCACTATGTAGAAAACCGGCGATAATTCTCAGGCGGGCATAGTGCCCGCGCAAACTACGGAAGCAAAACTATGAAAACGACGCTAACCGAAATGGAATTGCGAAAAACGGCTCTTTATATCCGCGTGCAAGCGGCTCAGCTATTAGAGCACGCGGAAAAAACGGGCTCCGGAAGCTCACGCAATAAGTGTCGCGAATTGTGCGACATCGCGGAAAAGCTGGATGTCATGCGCGCTGAGCTTGTCGCGAGCTTCAGCGAGCCCGCGAATAGTCGTCACGAGCTTGACCGCGTGCCCGATCACCTCTGAAGCCTTTCAACTAAAACCACGGAACCAAAAACGATGCAAACTCAAAACGTAAGCGCCCGCTATTTCGTGCACTTCACTCTCACATCATCGAACAAAAAAATCGGACCTATTCCCGCGACCACATCAACGGAAAAGTACTGCCCGCTTGTTTGCCCTCTGAACCATGCAAACGAGGGCGGGTGCTACGCGGACTACGGTCCGCAAGCTATCCACTGGAAAAAAGTCACCAATGGCGAACGTGGCGCGGAATGGTCCGCGTTACTCGAAAAGGTGAGCGCCTTACCGCGTGGCCAATTGTGGCGTCATAACGTATCGGGCGACCTACCCTCAGCCGACCGCGTGCACATCGACGCGGAAAAGCTCGCGCAATTGGTGACGGCCAATCGCGGGCGGAAAGGATTCACTTACACACATTACGACCCGAACGTGGCCGGGAATGCGGACGCCATCCGGGCCGCGAATGATGCGGGCTTCACGGTCAATTTGTCCGCCAATAATTTAGACCACGCGGATGCGCTCGCCGACACTGGCGCGGGTCCGGTCGTTGTCGTTCTGCCAGCGGATGCGCCGCGCAAGCTCACCACACCAGCGGGCCGAAAAGTATTCGCATGCCCGGCCGAAACGTCGGAGCGCATCAATTGCGCGAATTGCGGACTATGCGCCCGGACCGACCGGGCTGGCGTGATCGTGGGATTCCATGCCCACGGGACCGGCAAGCGGAAAGCGGACGCTATCGCCCGCCAGTAAGCGGCCCGACTAGCTGAGCTTCCAACGCGGGCCGCGCGCCCGCCACGGATTCTGCTACCCGCTCGAAGCTGAGCGGGCGCAAGCTGGCGCAAGCTGGCGAGAGCGCTTTTTGCCCCCTTTTTCGACCCCTCTTTTCGAGGGCCGGGATTGTTTTGCCCGCGTGGCCGCTTGATTAAAGCCCGCTAATCGATTGGACCTAATCGTTTGGACCTATTCTTTTGGCTCTGGCTCGGCGTCAATCGTGATGCCTTTTTGGATTAGCCCGGCCAATTCGGACACCAGCTCACCGCGATGGTGGACCACTTCCACGTTCGCATTCATGTCCACCTGTTGCCGGTCGGACCAGCCGAGCCGCGTTTTGGTCAGCCAGATCGCAGCGGTGTCGCTGCCTGCGATGGCCCGCTGGGCCAAGCTTCCGACGACTTCGGCCATGACCCGCTGCCGACCGTGCGTAGCCTCTTCGAGATAGTACTGGTTGAGCGTATCGGAGCTTATTTTGCAGACCTTGCAGATATCCGCCTGCGGGAAACCAGCCAGCGCCATCGTGGTGATGGCCTGCGAGATCGCCGGGTCCGGGTGGTTGTGCCGTATCTTTTCTTGCGATTCGGATAATTGTCTCTTCAGTGCAGCAATGTCCTTTTTCGGTCTGCCCGGACGGCGCTTCTGCACTGGCTTTTCTGCCACATCAGTCTGATCCACGAGTCACCTTGCTAGCTCGTTGCCTGTTGCGAATCTACAACCATTCCACCCTGCCTTCAAACTACTCCCCAATTACTTCCGGAAGTATTTTAACTAATTCTGTTGCTTCCAAACAACACCACGCTCGTAAACCATTGATCCATAAAGGGTAGAGTATAGAATATATATATATATTATTAATATATATCTTTCTCTCTCTCTTCTTGTCTGTCACCCTCCCTCTGTCTTCGTGTATGTTTTAAGAATTTAATGAAAGAATGAAGAAATTCGCATGTCTTTGATTTTCTTATGTTTTTTGTCTTGACCGACCCGGAATTAGTTCCTAAGGCCAAGAACTAATCGAAAAAGTGCTTGCAATGCTCAAGCCGCTTGTTTTATGATTCAACCACACCAACCCAAACGAGGCCCGAACGATGAAAACGAAGACCTACCTACTCGACGCCCACATCCACGAGATGTCACAGGCAGCGCTGCGCTCATACGAGATGACCGGCAACTGGAACAGCGCCAAGACCGCCGCTGCTGAATACGCCATCGACGAACTCGGCATCAAGCCGCGCTTATTCGCCGTTCTGGCTGCGGTAAAGATTGCCAAAGCTGCGTGGCACGGCATCACCCTTGGCGTTCGCGAAGTCCTGCGAGGTGCAGCATGAGCACTAATCGTCGCGAACTTTTCCAAAACATCCGCCGCTGTTACCGCATCGCGCAGAAGCTCTCCCCGCTGTGGGATGACAACGCGATCCCCGCCAAAGTCGCAGCCACATCAGCCATGCGCCAGCTCACTGGTAAGTGGGATTGCTGCGAGCCGGTGCGCTATCACATGGACCACTTCGCGGCTCCGAAAAACCGCCGCCTGTGGGTCCGCCGCCCGTTTGTCTCTGCTGCCTGCACCCGCTGGCTCGCCACTCACTGAGGAACTAATCGAAAAAGTGCTTGCAATGCCCAACCGGCTTGCTATGATGCGACCACACCAACCCAAAACGAGGCTTGAACGATGAAAACGAACCACACCCCCGGCCCTTGGACGGTCTCTGACAACGCGATTTATGGCAGCAGCGGTTTGATTAAGCCCCTAATTGCTTTTTTGGATGACCGTTTCGCTGATGAGGAGGCAGCGAATAACGCCCGCCTGATCGTGACCGCTCCGGAGATGCTGGACCTGCTCTATAAAGTCCTGCCGTTCATCGAAGACGCGGAACTGGATTCGACCTACAAGCACGGAGTCGTCGCCGAAGTCACCCGCCAGATTCGCGACACCATCCAGAAAGCCGGGGGTGCACTGTGAAACAGATCCAACTCGCCATGTCGCCCGCCAACAGCCGCTGGTACCGCGTCTCGACGACCCAGATGCGCTACTTCCCCATCAACCGCCTCGACGCCATCGAACTGCTGCGCTCTGGCAAAGCTCGTGAGGTGCCCTACCTGCCGTTCTCCCGGCCAGACCTGTATGACGCCTACCGGGTCGCGCAGAACGCCATTCAGAAGGCCACGGGAGGTGCAGCATGAGCCGCGTCACTGACCGTGAGGTCGATGCGCTGGTCGATGCGGTCGCAGCCGAGGCCATGCGCCTGCTGGCCCAGCCAAACTCCATCGGACTGCCTGAGGATGTCCGACTCTCCATGGCCGTCATAATGGCTTATGAGCGGTTTTCGCTCATGGGGTCAGAAGAGCTGGACGCGATCCTCGAAGACCGCCTGAGGGCCATGTAATGGACGCCACCGATATCTCAATCGCTTATCACATCTCAGCCATGCTGGGATTGTTCGCCTTATTGGTATTTTTGTTCAGGAGACACCTGTGAATTCACTGCGATTAAATCGAAAAAGGATTTCTGGCCTGTTCTGGCAGGCAATGGACTCTGAGAATCTGGACCACTTCTGGGACATCCCCGAAGCGAGCCACTTCGACCGGCTACGGGCATCCGCCGACTACAATACCGGCTCGCTGAATCGCGATGACATGATCGACCTGATATCGATTTGCTCGTACTTCAAGCCGCAGCTAATCGCCGAGGTCGGCACCTTTGTGGGGCGCTCGACTTACGCGCTCGCAGTCGGAGCGGGCGAGAACGCAACGATCTATACCTGCGACGCCAACAACGACATTCCGCTGCCTGAACTGCCGCACCACTCGGCTACGGTATTTCGCAATCCGCGATTGTCTTCAGTCGAGATGTTCAACCGCATTCTCTCTGACGGCCTCGCGCAGCAAGTCGATCTGTTCTTCATCGATGGCCGTGTTAGCGAAGCCGACCGCCTGCTGATTGAGAAACTCTCGCACTCGAAGACGGTGATCGTGCTGGACGACTTCGAGGGCATCGAAAAGGGTGTCGATAACGCCAAGCTTCTCGGGACACCAAATCACATATTGATATACCCGCGAATACCGGACGGCAAAACGGCACTGCTCGTGCCGATTCAGCTACTGCAACTGACCGCGCAGTAACTAGCTCAGGAAGCGAAGCTTGTAGATGGCGCTCAGGTAGTGCGCAACGATCTCGTCGATGATGTTCTGGATCGCGGTTTCCTCACGGTCACAGAACTCATATCGACCGGCTTGGATGCGCTCTACCTGATCCTGCAAGAACTCAAGGATGTCTCGGTTCTTCTCAGCCGATTGCAGCGTCACTGGCCCCATGAGGCCGTGTACCGCCTGATGGGCCTCAGCGAAGCTGTCAGCTAGCTCTGGCAGGCCCTCGTAAAACTTGCCGAGTGCCTTGTGCTCAGCATAGCTGCGACTGTTCAAATGAACCGAGTGGGCCACATCGCGGCCCAGAAAGAGCAATCCCATGAAATCGGCGGCTTTCATGCCAATAGACTACCCCGGCTCCGGGCGGACTGCAACGAATCGAAGAGCTAAAACTTTGTTGCAAGAAAACAACAAGCTGTGGATATCCTGTGTGTAACTAATCGAAATGCCCGCAGGATGGTCGCGTGCATCGATTTACTTGACTGCTCAAGCGGCTTGTGTCATGATGTGATCACGGTAGCACTCGCGGCTACTGCGCTCTTTCAAAACACAAACTAGGAGATAAGCACATGGCGAAGCATGATTACACCCTGTCGAACGGCTACACCTACTTGGCTGTGACTGCGGGTTCTTACGGTTCATGGGCAAGGGCAACTGACCCCATGACGGCGATTCGACTCGCAGCCAACGAGAACGGCTACGGCAGCAAGAACAAGGTAGTTGTGATGTGCGTCTACGGCAAGAACGGATCGGTCTACTGCGGCTCTGGCGGCGGTATCTGTTGGGACGATGGCGAAGCGCCAACCCCGATTGGACTCTTTACTGTTACCCCTCGAAGCATTACCCCGACGAAGAAAGGTGACTTGAACGATAGGCACGAGGACTGCGTCGAGTGGATTGAGACGGTCCTGCAAGACATCAAGCTTTCACAGGCGGCGACCGAAGAAGAAGCGGCCTAACCAACCGGCGGGGGACTTCCAACCCCGCCTTTCTTTTTGCCCTGTTGACATGCTCAAGCGGCTTGAACTAATATCGACCCACTGCAAACTAAACATGGAGCTTGCAACGATGAAAAACTTCAAAACCGACCTGAACGCCGACATCAACGGCACCTACAAGCGCGGCATCGTAGTCGCGACTTACGACGACCTGATCAACGCCTTCGGCCAGCCCCTCCCCGGCGACGGCGAGCACGTTCGAGCCGAGTGGGTGGTGGTATTCACCGACGATGACGACCAAGAGACGGTCGCGACGATTTACGACTGGTGCGAAGACAGCCCGCTCGCGCAGACACTCACATGGAATGTCGGAGGCCACTGCTTCGAGGTACTGGAGATGGTCGAGGACGCGATCAGCTTCGCCCGAGACATGGCCCACGAAGATCAGAACCGCATGTATCAGTGGGACCTCGCGTGGCTCGACGAGCACCAGCGCCTGCAATAGCACAAAGCCCTTGCGTAGACCAAACCAAGGGCGTACTCTCACAGCACAACCAGCTTGAACCTCAAACAAGGAACCCAAACGATGTACATCTGCAACAAGTGCGACACCAAGTTTGACCAGCCCGACACCCGCGAATACGCCGAGCGCGACGACGCCTACGGTTCATCGATGGTGTTCTACGTCGAAGAGGAATGCTGCCCTCACTGCTACGGCACCGACTTCGATGAGTACTACGACGAGTGCGACGAAGAGTGTGATGAACAGTGCGATGCGTGACTTTCGAGAAAACTGGGGCCTGCCACCGAAGTCGGTGGAGCTGTGCCCGCACTGCCACACGGAACACAAAGGGCGCTGTCACTATCTGCGCTCGAAGCGGCACCGCAAGGCTCGGGTGGAGGAAGTCCAGAAATGGCTCGCCACCCGGCACGAACGCAAGATGACACTACTGGTTCAGAAGCTCATACGGGAGTTAAGCGATGCAGTCGAGACAGGTAGACGGACCGCCAGACCCACGGGTTGGCTCGGTCGAAAGCCGGGTCCGAAAAATAGACTGGCTGTGGGAGCAGATCCTCATAAAGCAACGCGAGATACGATTGCTCGAAAACGAGATCGGAAGGACAGACTCAAATGAATATATGGAAGATGCTCAAGAACTGGCTCCAGCAGCGCAGAGCGCAAGTCAACCGTGACTGGGCAAACGTGCCTAATCCAGAGTGGGCAGCGAAGCGCAGCGGCAGGGACTATTGGTAAGGAAAATTCCTTACGGGAGCAACCGCGATGACCCGCGAGGACATTATGCGAATGGCGCGTGAGGCTTGGCTTATGGACAAGCATGACTGCTCAGATGACTGGTTTGTCAGGGCAGACATTGATGAAAAAAACATCTTTGAGTTTGCCGCCCTCGTTGCCGCTGCCGAGCGGGAAGCGTGTGCGAAGGTGGCAGGGCCGCACTTAAACGGCGAGATTGCCGCCGCGATTCGGGCGAGGGGTGAGATATGAAAGTTGAACTGCAATCCGAGTGCATAACCGCCATCGTGCGGGCTGATCTGATGTCTGTTCGTAAGCACTTGCGTACCGACCTCAAGCGCCGCAAGGCGGGGCACAAGTTGGGCATCTTCAGCAACGACAAAGACGAGGACGTTGCGGAGCTTAAGCGGCATATCGCCGCATTGGATACGGTGATTAGGTACTACACATGAAAGTTGAACTAGATGATTCTGGAGTCCGACGCCTGTGGGCAGCGGTGCTATGGCAAGCGATCAAGGACGCTGACTACGCCGAAGGTCGAGGTGCTGCTTACAACTGGATTTTCTCTAAGCGATCCGACGTTGGTTCGATGCGTTGGATTTGCGACATGCTCGACCTCGACTTCGACAGGCTGCAAACCATGAGCATGAGCCGCGCAGGGCGGAGCAAGATTCTGGGTCGAGTCGATGGAGCGGCAAGGCCACGGTATATGCCACGGCAGCAACCCGTTCCGCCGAACAGCCCGCAGGGTGACCTCTTATGAACGACCCATTCGCACGAGGCGGAGTCCGCCGCTACTTGGACACCGTAGCCCCCGAGGAATACGTTCCTATGTTTGGCGAGGTCAACCCTCAGGATCTATCCCTGACCGGCCTTGCTGACTTGTACGGCAGCGATAAGGGGCGCATCAAGCACAACTACACCATGCACTACGAGCGGATCATCGACGAGCTGTGCCGTTTGGAAGGCGTACCCCGAGCGGACTGCATGTTCGACATAGCCGAAGCCGGTGTCGCTTGTGGGGCGTCCTTACGCATGTGGGCGCACTATCTCCCGTCGAGTCACATCACCGGCTACGACATCCGCCCTGACTGCGCGAAGCTCTGCGCTGACATCCGAGATCAAGTCGAGATCGTGATTGGCGACCCGGCCACCATGTCAGAACCCGAAGGTCTCTACGACATTTTCATCGACGACGCGAGCCACATCGCAGAGGAAATCGTCGCCATGTTCCGTAACTGCTGGAGCTGGGTACGACCGGGCGGGTACTACATCATCGAAGACCTACGCTGTACCTACAATCCTGCTTACACCGATCAGTTCCGGCAGCACTTCAATCCGGCAGCGGTGAACGATCGAGCGGCCTTGATTCACATGATGGACGGCCTCATGCAGAACTGCGATGCCCGTAACGGATTGCATGAGTTCCATTACTACCCACAGATGTTAGTTATCAAGAAGGCGGAAACATGAATCAAGAACTACCCCCATCCGATGGATCGGAAATCATTTCCAGCGAAGTTGACTTTGATTCTCTCGCGACACCAGAGACGGAGAACAAGGAAGAGGTCTGGTGCAAGATCAGCCCCGAGGGACAGCTTGAGCACTTTGACTGGACGTTCGTTGAGAAGACGGCCAAGGAATTCGACACCCTTGGTCTGGCGAGCCAGAAGAACAACGCGCAGATCATCTGCAAGCTGGCGGTGCTGATTCGTGAGCAGACCCTGCAACGCGCAACTACCCTGCTGCAACGCTACGCCGAAGTCCCGGCTGAATCCTCTGTCGTTATGTTGAAAGATCCATTAGGAGACGACCTGTGAAAGATCCCATGCCTCAAGCTTTCGAACTAACCTCGCGGGATTTGTTCGCAGTCTTTGCGATGCAGGCGATTCTCTCTGGCCACGAAGGAAGCCACACCAACCGCTGGGAACTGGCGCGTGATGCGTATCGCGTAGCCGATGCCATGTTGGAGATGCGAAACGAGGAACAGCCGTGAGCACATTCGTCTTCTTCCATGTGGGAGCGGATGTCACGTTCCCGACGAAGATGGTCGCATCTCTTAAAGCCGTGATGCCCGATGCCGAAGTCATCATGTGCACCGATGACGTTACCCCGAAGGTCGAAGGCGTCGATGACTACAAGTACAGCAAGGGCGACGTAAACCAGATCATGTACTGGCGCACGAGGGCTTTTGCCGAAGCGCGGCTGACTCGCCCTGCGATGTACATCGACACCGACATGTTGTTCGTTCTACCCGTCGATCCGAAGGCGCTGGTTGGCGAGAAGGAAGTGATCTTCTGCCGCCGGTCGTTTGATCGCGATGTGGGCTTCAACGGTGAGCAGCGAGGCGGTGTGTTCAAGAAGTACCACAACATCCCGCTTGGGACGCTCTACCCCTACCTTGGCTGCGCGACTGTCACGAGCAACTACCACGCATGGAAGTGCATGACGCTGCTGATGGGGTTCATGGATCAGAACTTGCGTTCATGGTACGGCGATCAAGAGGCTCTCAAGGTCTACTCGCACATGCTGTACACGCATCTCGTTGGCGAGATGGAAGAGCTGGACTACGCCTGCCTGCCCGACAAGGCACCGGATGGTCACGTTCCCCGCATCCTGCACTACAAAGGCCCCGCCCGTAAGGAGGCGTTCCTTCATGCTTAAAGTCTTTATCGGCTGGGATAGCCGCGAGGACATCGCGTATCAGGTGGCTAAGAAGTCACTTGAATTGCACTCGTCAATCCCGCTCGACATCGCCCCCATAAAGCAGAACGATCTGCGCGAGCAGGGTATTTATTGGCGTGGGGTCGATGCGCTCGCGTCTACGGAGTTCAGCCTCACGCGGTTTCTGACTCCACACCTCGCGGGGTATTCCGGCTGGGCCTTGTTTTGCGACTG